TTCTTCCATGTCGAGGTTGACAAACTTCGGGTGCTTCTCCCCTTTCTCATCCACATAAGGATAGTCGATGGCAGTCTGATACAGCGTAGACATGCGCCTCACCAATTCCGGGAAGGACTCTTCATAGTTCAAGGCATGGGTCTGGGCATAGATACCCGAGATCTTAACCGAAATATAGTTGATGTCAGCCTGCTTGAGGGCATCGATGGTATTCTCGTAACGGCGATCCGCCTCCTCGTTTCCAAGCACCACCTCGCCGAGGAGGTTAACATTCTGCCCGATGTTCTCGTGGTTCCGCTCAGCCAAGTGCTTGGTCAGGGCCGGCCGTGCGGCATTGAGGATGACACGTGAGGTGTCAGAACGAAGGCGCTTCTTGATAATGGGAATGGCGATAGGATAAAAATGATAGCCAAAGGAATAGTACATCTTAAAAAGCCACCTGTCACGGGCATTGAGAAACTCGGGGACGCCAAACTCGCCGATGAGCGTCCTAATGCGCAGGGCTAGCTTGCGATTGTCGCGTATCTGCGAGCTCTCATCAAGCATCTTGACAAGGAATCTCTTGTCTTCCGGACGCTCCACCATCGTGGCATACATGTTCTGCTCACGACGCTCTTCGGGTGTAATACTTTCTTGGCTGGCAGTATATAACTTCATGAGCCAAGACTCTACTTCCTGGATAGTTACCTTTTCCATAATATGTGCATGTTTAATCGTTAGAAATGTGATGAAAACTTTAAACTCAATAGATTACCAGACATCACTGTTTCGTAGGACTAAACATGACGGCTCTGTATCGGTGTAGCTCCGATAAGGCCTGCCTTGAAAATGTGTCAAAAAAGAACCTGTTCATCTCTCTTACTCATTTGGTCCATAACTTACTCAGTTGCAAAAATAAAAGAAAATATCATAAGTTACAAATAAAATGAAACTTTTTTCTCTAAAAAGTTATCAAATCGAACGAATTAGCAAGAATATCATTCCAAAATGAGTATAATATATAGCTCTTATGGATCATCCAATGTAATGAGAGATACGCTCCCTTTGCAGCCAGCGGAATTCCACTATTTCTATAGGGGTCATCTCCTGTTTTACAGGAGGTCATCTATTGGCTCGCAATAGGACATCTCCTGCCTCCTAAAAGGTCATCACCAACAAGGCGAAAGGTCACATCCTAAAAGGCATGTGACACTGCCATGTGTAGATGATCGTGTATCCCCTTTCAAGAAACATGACATTTCCCAAAGGTCGACATGTGACAAAGTCAGATGCCCACGGAGAGAAGAGTCCATCAGGAGATGGCGAATGTTCCTTCAGCAGAATAGGAAAGAGGATGGGATTACAATCAAAGGAAAAATAAAAGGAGCCGTAATCAAAAGACTGACGGCTCCTTTCTCATCCGTCGGGATTAGCAGAAAACCTAGATCATGATTGATCACACCTAACTCACTGATAATCAATAGGCCAAGAATTTCAATAAACGCTTTATTTTCCGAGTTTTCACCGAGATTTTCATGCGATAACAAGCTATCATTCAAACAATTACGTGATTCTGCCATGCAATTATTTGAATAAAATGTCCTTTTTCTTCGCTTGCCGCACATGTTCAGTCGACCGCCATACTTACATTACTTTGGGTATAGCGGTATCACCAGGCACCGTTTTATTGCTCTCAGGTTGTGTTAGCTCGAGCAATCTGTTTGTCAGTTGTTCATTCTGCCGAGTCAGACGATCAATGATGGCGTGCAGCTTCTTTATATCTTTGTCTGCATCCAACATTGGTTTTGACAGCTGCCCCATCACGAAGAAATTCGCATCGTACTTGCCATCGAAAGCCTTGATGATATCCTCAAGAACGTCAACCCGAAGGTTTCTCTCCTTGCCGATAACGCTCCTTATCGTGTTGTCCGGTCGATGGCATTTCCTTGCCAAAGAGGATACAGTATGCCCTTCTTGCTCCATTGCATACTTGATTCTCTGATTAACAGTCTCCAATTCTTCCATTTCCACTATAGTTTAAAAGCAATTCACGCGACAATTAAAAATAATCACGCAATTATTTGCTTAATTAAAATAATTGTGCGATATTTGCACCGATACAAAATATTTACATCGCTAAAATACAACAATTATTCCATATAACAATGAAGAAACAGAAAAAAATGACATTCAGAGATTACATGAAATCCCTGCCCAACCAAAGGCAGGACGCAATCCTTATGCTGAAAGACGAGTGCTGCGTAACGCTGGCTACAGTCTACCGTTGGGTAAATGGATCAGCCGTGCCTGACAGGTTAAAGCGCAAGGTCATAGCCCGCTCGCTTGGCATACCGGAGAAAGATCTATTTCCGGAAGATGAATGACATGGGAAAGCATGAATACAAAACCATGTAAAGGTTGAATAACGAAAAATCAAAATCAAACAAGAATGAAAATAGCTGAAATGGAAAAGCAGATCGACCGCCTCGGTCTGGAGAAATTGGAAGTAAGACTGACAAAAGGAAGTGAAGTAGACATCTTCATCTGTGCCATAAAGGATGATGACCCTGAGAACAAGAACGATGATAGGCACATAGGGAATATCGTAGTCTTCACCGGAGACGGTCGATGCTGGGAAACTACGCCTCTTGCATATTGGAGCAAAGACGATGACTTTGACGTAATTCAGGTCGGCGGAATAAATGGTCTTTCAGAACCAGAAAGCATTAATGGATATGAGTTGGAGCGCATTCCTCAGCGCGACCTTGATGCATTGCTGGTGTAAGTCTTTTCCGCCATCGGGACGGTGAGCTATTTTTGTAGAGAAAACGATAAGATTATGATTAAAGTTGAAGATATCTTGAATGCCACCCACGGAGGGCTCGACATCATCCTCGATTGCTATCCCCAGGCGAAGGATTGCGTGAATACGAAGAAACACTTTGCCATCCGCAACGAGCGCACGCCATCAGCAAACCTGCGTGAGTTCGATTCAAAAAGCTATGGCAGGATCTGGCAGGTGACAGACTTCGGTGGTGATGGCAAGGGCGAGAACGGCATCAGCGTGTACATGAACTATAAAGGCATGCGACAGAGCCAGTTCAACGAGGCACTGCTGCAGCTTGCCGCCCAATACGGAGTGAAGGACGAGCTTGACCATACATTCAACAAGCCAGATATCCGCCAGCGCGATGCCAGGCAGGATGAGCCGGACGGATCGCGCTCTTTCGAGCTCAATGAAAAGTTTACCGAGGATGAACTTCGTATCCTTGGTCCTAAGGTAACCCAAGCAACCGTCGATACGCTGCACTGGCATTCGGTGAAATGGATCAGCAACGTGAAGAACCGCAAAGCAACGGTGAAATACTCAAATGTCCACTATCCCATCTTCATGCGTGAATGCTTGGTTAGGGAAGGGGGAAATGGTCAAGAAGAAATCAAGTTCTATAAGGTTTACGAGCCACTGAACTGCGAGAAAGGCTTCCGTTTCTCATATACGCCTGCAGGGAAGAAACCTCAGCGTTATATCAACGGTCTGTCAGAACTGAAGGACGCATACCACAAAATGAATGCAGAGGAGGAAAGGGAATGGCAACGCACTCACGATGACGAAAAGCCCTACAAAGAGAAGAAACTACCTGAAGCCTTTATCTGCTCCGGAGAACGCGATTCGCTGTGCTGCCAGTCGATGGGATATCATCCTTTATGGTTCAATAGTGAGACTTACCGATTGTCAGCCGATGAATATCGTGAGATCATGAAGTACGTCGAAGTCCTGTACAATATCCCGGACATCGATGATACCGGACGACGCAAGGGCACGGAGCTTGCCCTTACCTACATCGACATACATACGGTATGGCTGCCATCCTGGCTCGCGGAATATAAGGACAACCGCGGCCACAGCCGCAAGGACCTGCGCGACTGGATGGCACTGCGATCAGAGAAGAAAGACTTCAAAAACCTCATGGCCAATGCCCTGCCCGCAAGATTCTGGGTGGAATGGCTCACCAAGGACGGAAAGAAGAAATATGAGATCGACACGGCCTGCCTCTACAATTTCCTTGCCTTGAACGGATTCCACGCGCTGAAAGATGACAACAGCGACAACCCGGAATATATCTATATCGACGGCAACGTCGTGAAGAAAATAAAGGTAGGCGAGATCAGGCAGTTTGTCATCAAGTGGGTCATAGACCACCATAAAGGCCGCGACATCCTCAACCTGGTACTCAACTCACCCCGCCTGTCAGGTGCGGCCCTGGAGAGTCTCGGCGAGGTCACACTTGACTTTACCGACTTCACGTCGCAGAGCCAGCTCTTCTTCTTCGACAACGCCACCGTCGATGTACACAAGCCATCGCCGGGCGACGACGGCATCAGAGCCTATGAGCACGGACAAGGCGGCATCAACAACTATGTGTGGAAGGAAAATGTCATCAGCCACCGTTTCAAGAAACTCGAGCCGATGTTCGATATCAAGAAGGTCACCGACGAAGACGGCCACGAATACCTCGACATCGACATCCATAATGTGAAGAGCCATTTCTTCGGCTACCTTATTAACACCAGCCGCCTGTTCTGGCGCAAGGAAACGGAGTATAATTTCGAGGACCGGCCGGAGGAAGCCAAAGCGTATTTGGAAAACCATCCCTTCGACATCGAGGGCGAGGGGCTGACCTCGGAGGAAATCTGCGAGCAGAAGCAGAACCTCATCAACAAGATATTCGTCATGGGTTATATGCTCCACCGCTACAAGAGCGTGACGCGTGCCTGGGCACCGCAGGCCATGGACAACAAGATTGGCGAGGACGGCCAGTGCAATGGTCGCTCGGGCAAGAGTTTCTTCTTCAAGACCATACAGAAGATGCGCAAGACGGTTTCGCTATCCGGACGTAAGAGAAACCTTATGGACGACCCACACGTTCTGGAGCAGGTAACTCAATTCACCGACATGGTGCTCGTTGACGACTGTGACCAATATATGGATCTTGGGCAATTCTATGACAGCATTACCTCTGACCTTACCGTGAACCCCAAGAATAACCACGTGTTTACCATTCCCTTCGACGACAGTCCCAAATTCGCCTTCACTACCAATTACGTGCCTACCAACTTCGATCCGTCAAGCCAGGCTCGTGCTCTCTATATGGTCTTCAGCGACTGGTATCACGAGAAAACAGAGGAGAACGACTATCTGGAGAGTCGTTCCATCAGGGATGACTTCCATAAGACCCTCTACGAGCATGACTATACCGAAGAGGAATGGAACAACGATATTAACTTCTGGCTGCAATGCACGCGGTTCTATCTTAGCATCGCCGACACCGGATACAAGCCACAGCCGCCGATGGAGAACATCATCCAGCGCAAGTACAAGGCCGATATGGGCGCCAACTTCGAGGACTGGGCCGACGGCTATTTCTCGCCGGAAGGCGACAACCTCGACAGAATGCTGGAGCGCGACAATGTGCTTAACGACTATATGCGCTTTGCCAATGTCAACCGCATCACCATGCAGAGCTTTAACAAGAAGCTCAAGGCATTCTGCGCCACACGCTCCTGGATCGACAGTCTGAATCCCAAGGAACTGCAGAACGCCTCTGGCCGCATCCAGTCGCGCGTGACCGGGCCGGACGGCACCAGCAAAATCAAGGATATGATATATGTGAAGAGCAAGCCGGAGGAAATACAGGAGATAAAGCCGGAATCAAAGCAGGAGCCGAAACAACAGGATCTCTTCGACAAACCTAACGGGCAACCCGGAGACGATTGCCCATTCTAATTGCTTTTTAATCT